GTGATATGGTGCGATTCTTTCAAGGATCTGCCCAAAAAATAAAGGGGTGGGAGAGATTTCTTTCAACCACATTAGTGGGTGTAGTCAGAGATCAACATGCGTGGATTGCTCTTGATGGCACTAGATATGATGCATTTGGGACAGATAGAAAGTTATATGTTTTTGAGGAGGGAAGGGCTTATGATATTACTCCTATTAGAGAAACACAGGCTTTAACTAATCCATTTACTACTAACGCCACTACATCCGTTGTTGTTACTGATACAGGTCATGGTGCACAAAAAGGAGATTTTGTAACTTTCGACTCTTTTTCTGCTATAGACGGATTAGACATGAATAAAGAGTTTGAGGTGACATCTGTAGCAAATACAGACGCCTATGTTGTAACTACCACATCGGCTGCATCAGGATCCACATCTGGTGGTGGAGGTTCAGGTAATGCTAAATATCAAATATCTATTGGTCCTGAACTTTCTACTTCAGCTTTTGGTTGGGGCACAGATACATGGGGTTCAAGCACCTGGGGCACACCTTCTTCAACATCAAATGTGACCCTAGAAGCTAGACAGTGGTCATTAGATAACTTTGGTCAACTATTGATCGCTACAGTTTTAAATGGAGGAGCTTTTGAATGGAGTCCTACCTCTGGTGTGTCTACAAGAGCTACAGCTATAACTGGTGCTCCTACCGCATCTAGATTAAGTTTGGTTTCTACACCAGATAGGCATTTATTGTTTTTTGGCACAGAAAATACGATAGGCACAACAAATTCACAAGATGATTTATTATTAAGATTTTCAAATCAAGAAGATAGAAACACTTATCAACCAACAGCAGAAAACACTGCAGGATCTTTACGTATTGCTGACGGATCACGGATCGTGGCTGCAGAAAGATCTAGAGGACAAATATTGGTATGGACTGATACCTCTTTACATAGTTTACAATTTATTGGTCCACCTTTTACTTTTGGTTTAAGACAGTTAGGTCAAAACTGCGGTATTGTTGGAAGTCATGCAGGTGTTGATATTAATGGTGTAAGTTATTGGATGTCACAAGACTCCTTCTTTCTTTTTGATGGTTCTGTAAAAAAATTACCATGCACAGTAGAACAATTTATTTTTAATAATATTAATGTAACTGGATCAGAAAACGCTTTTGCAGGACACAATGGAGAGTTTAATGAAATCATGTGGTTTTATCCAAGAACTGGATCTGATCAAATAAATGCCATTGTAGCTTATAATTATTTAGAGGGCACATGGTGGACAGGCACCTTAGCAAGAACTACGTGGATAGACCGAGAGGTTTATGATAATCCCATAGCAACAGAGTACAGTCCTACAGCTACCGCTAACAACGAAGTAATAAGTGGATTAACTGATGGTGCCTCATCAGTATTTTTACACGAAACAGGTAACAATGGAGACGGGCAAGCAATAACAGCTTTTGTAAAATCTGGTGTAGTACAAATAGCTCAAGGAGATGAGTTTGCTTTTGTGTCTAAAATTATACCAGACATTGAGGATCAAGAGGGTGTTTTAAATGCAAAACTTGAATTTAAAAATTATCCCAACAATAGCACAAGTGTAACTAAAACAACTAGTTTTACAGACACCACGGACTTTGTAAGTCTTCGTGGTAGAGGTAGAGAGTTCACTGTCAATGTTGTATCTAATACAACAGGAACTGCTTGGAGACTAGGCACGCAAAGATTTGACATACAACCTGATGGTAGAAGATAGACTTATACAACAATTAAAAAGTCAAAAGATGTCTATAACAGAGGACATCATCTTAGAAAGATTATTAGATAGATATCGTTGGCCTAAACTTTATTCAGGTCAAAACGAACTTCAACCAAGCGTGGAAGCAATAAAAGAGGATGGCACTAAACATCAAGATTTTTTTCATGATGATAATTACTTAAATTCTTTAGATTGCATAAAATGCTATGAGGAGGGCTATTCTCTAATACTTTCAAACACTGGAGGTTTATGTAAAGACCTTTGGCTTATTCAACAAATTCTAAATCAAAACTATCAAAGACATATAAATTGTAATTTATACTTTGGTAATGGTAAAAAATCAGTCTCTTTTTCTAAACATAATCATGAATATCCTGTTATTGTTAAAAATATCTATGGCACATCTAAATGGATAATTGATGGAAAAGAAGTTATTTTAAAAGATCAAGATGTAATTTGGTTTGATAAGGGCATAGATCATCAAGTGGTAGAAATAAGTGATGCAAAATTATCTTTGACATGTAATATCGAATAATGGCTAAATTAACTTTACAAAGATTTCCTGATCCTAGACCTGAGTATGATGCTCAACAGTCTGCTGAATTGATAAGACAACTAGAAGAACTAGTTCAACAATTGAATACTCAATATACACAGGACACACAAGAAGAGTCTACCAGAAGGAGTTGGTTTTTTTCTAATGGCTGATGTATTTAAAAGATTTATAACTAATGTTACCACAACAGACTTAACTACGGTGTTCACAGTTCCAACCGCTAACGTGGCTGCAACACCTCCTGTTCCTGTATCAACTTTTATTGTTAAAACAATTAATACTCATAATTATGACGGATCTGCAGCAGTAACTGTAAATGTCGATCACAATAATGGTAGTGCAGATTTTCAAATCTTTCAAGTTGATGTGGCGGCTTCAAACACAAACACCATAAGCACTAGTATGGTGTATCAAGAAGGAGACTCTATGAAAGTTCAAGCCAATGCCGCTTCAAGAGCGATGATAGAGGTTTCAGTATTGGAGGTAAAACAACAACAATAATGTATGTATTAGCTGACGTCCCAAAAGAAATATTAGAAATATTAGATAACGTAATAGATGAAAAAGGACTATCTCCTTTGAATCAAGACCTAGCTGGTAATATCAAACATGAGTACGCAATACCAAAAGGTAAAGCTGCTGTCTCTCCTATGTTAATGCAAATGATAATAAAGCATCAAGAAAAATATCCAAACTTTTTTAAAAAGGCGCACTCGACAATAAATTACAAAGCGTGCGAGATTGAACTGTTCAACCTTTGGGTTAACTTTCAAAAAAAATACGAATTTAACCCGATGCACGTACACGACGGACTATATAGTTTTGTAATTTGGCACAAAGTTCCTTACACCATGAAAGACGAAAAAGAAAGATTAGCTAGTATGATGGATAATGATTTTAGAGCAGGTATGTTTGCTTTCTTTTTTTCTGATCCGTCAGGTAAAATTACGCAAGAGGCTCTACCTGTTGACAAAAGTTGGGAGGGTAAAGTGGCTTTATTTCCTGCTAATTTAAATCATTGTGTTTATCCTTTTTATACTTCAGATGAATACAGAATATCTATATCAGGCAACTTAGGTTTTAAGATATAAACTATTGATTTCATAGCTTTTCGCCTATAAAACTATATTATGGCGAAAATTATAGATGAACCCGTTCTATTACGTCATGACATAATAGACGGCAAAAAAGTCCCCGTATATAGTGCTAAAGTTGAGACAACAGTCACAAACACTAAGACAGGGCAAGAATACAATTCACATGAGGAGTGTCAGGCAGATATTGACAATCCAGAAACAGAAACAAAAGAAGAAGATATTAGAAGAGATGTTAATGTAATAGCACCTAACTTATTTAGTGGTGCAGCTACAGGCGAGGAGTAAAATGTTTAAGAAGATCCTACCAGCAATCACAGGAGCGATAGGTTTTGCAGTTGCAGGACCAGTTGGTGCCTCCATTGGTGCAGGTATAGGATCTGCAGTTAGAGGAGACAACCCCGCAAACATAGCCACATCCGCTTTGATGGGCTATGGTCTAGGAGCCTTGGGAGGTAGTGTGGGATTAGTCGGAGGTAAAGGTTTAGGTGCATTTGGTAAAAGCATTGGCGCTGTGACAGGACTAGGAGGGCAAGCAGCGACCACGGCTGCATCTGCCCCAACATCAAACGCCGCTCTGGCCGCACAAATGGAGGCAAATGCTGTTAGACAAGCAGCGACCTCCGCTGCTCAAAAACAAGGACTGTTATCTCAAGTAGGTGGGTTTATAAAAAATAATCCATTTGCCGCTGGTGCATTAGGTTTAGGTGCTATCGGTGCGTTAGGTGCGATGGATAAAGAAGAAAAAACAAAAGTTCCTGAACCACCCAAAGCAGGAAGTGTTTCTCCTTTAGATCTCAGCACACCTGATGTAAGTTTTTTTGATCCTGCAACGGGATCATACGGTGCAGCAGCGCCAACGTATAGAAGTTTGAAAGACGGAGGTTTTCCTAGAAAGACAGGGCAGATCTCTGGCCCCGGCACAGAAAAGTCTGATGATATACCTGCTATGTTAAGTGATGGTGAGTTTGTCATGACTGCAAAGGCAGTGAGAGGTTTAGGTGCATTGAAGGGCGCTAAAAAAGGTGATAAGTTAGAACAACGTCGTAGGGGTGCAAAACAAATGTACGATATGATGGACAAATTTGAAAAAAAGGTAGCGTAATGGTAGATCAAGTAGTATTTCAAAGGCAAGCGCCGTTTATAGAAGAGAGAGTGGAGCAGATACTAGGTTCAACATTTGGTATACCTAATTTTCAAAGACTAGCTGGCGAAACGGACGAAGAATATGAACTAAGGTTGGAACTATTAGGTGCCACTAGAAGACCTGATGAAACAGATGAGCAATATCAATTAAGACTGCGAGGACTAGCAGGCATACCTCAAACAGTCCCCGCACAACAAATTGCACCTTTAACTCAAGCACAACAAACAGCTATTACAAAAGCACAAGAGGGGTTAGGTGCTTATCAGCCATTTTTAGACGCAGCATCAACATCTGTCGGTGCAGGATTAGGAGCTATCGGCGCAGGAGTGCAAACATTAGACCCGTCTCAAGTTTCTACTTTTATGGATCCATTCCAACAACAAGTAACACAACAAGCATTAGCAGAACTAGATAGGCAGGCAGCCATGCAAGGACAACGAACTGCTGCCGAAGCCGTAGCTGCTGGAGCTTTCGGTGGTTCACGATTCGGTGTCCGTGAAGCAGAGGAAGCTAGAAACTTAGCACAGGTAAAATCACAAAGAATTTTTGAAGACTTATCACGAAACTTTTTACAAGCACAACAGGCACAGCAAAGAACAGCACAACAATTAGGACAACTCGGAGTGCAAACACTACAAGCAGGTCAAGCACAAGTTGGATTAGGTGAAGCCGGGCAAAGATTAGGTGGAGTGGATATTAATAGATTATTAAGCGTAGGTGGTGTTCAACAACAACAACTTCAAAACGAAATAGAAGCTGCCAGAAGAACACAACTAGCCAGACAACAAGAACCATTTAGAAGAGCGTCTTTTGCTGCGGATATTTTACGAGGCGTACCTTCATCTCAAATGAGATATACAGAATCACCTGCTCCATCTTTATTCCAACAAGTTGCAGGTTTAGGTATTGCAGGTCTTAGCACCTTGGGTGCTTTGGGAGGAGCGGGCGGTATAAGCTCGTTGCTAGGATAATGGCTATTTTAGACAGACCCCTTTTTCAACGACGACCAACCATGGACCAACTACGTATGTATGGTTTACCTGCATTCGCTAATGGAGGTGTGGTTCAAAGGTTTCAAAATGGCGGTCAAGCTGGGGACATAATTAAAACAGAATTTATCGAAAGAGATGGCGATATAATTAAAAGAACAACTAAGTTAGTTGAACAAGCTAGAACAGGTAAATTAATTGAAAGAGTTTTTGAAGAAGTAGTTGAACCCGGAACACAAACACAAGTAAGTAAAAATCCTAGAGATCCTAAAAAGGATGAGGAGAAAGAAGTTGGTGGACAAAGTTCCCTTAAGTTAGCCACTGAAATGGAAGAAGGTGCAGAAAACGTAGCAAAATCTGCTAGACCATCTGAGGCGATTGTGTCTGACACGGTAGAAAGAAGGCAAGAGGAGTTGGCAGAATCTGGTTTTGCAGCTTCAGGAGATGAACGAAATAAATTAACAGAACTAGAAAATTTAGTAAAACAAAGATCTGATTTATACAAAAAGATTTTAGGAGATCCTAAAGAACAGTTAAAACAACAAGGGTTACTTCAACTAGCACAGTTTGGTTTAAACTTAGCATCTGCTAGAGGGGGCACATTCGCAGAGAAAATTGCAAAATCTGCAAAGGATCCGTTACAGGCTTTTGCAGCTTTAGGTAGAGAATCGTTGAAAGACGAAAGAGCAATTGAAATGCTAGCAATTAAAGGTGCGGAAGATGAATTAGCTAGAACTCAAAAGACAGGAACCTTTGGTCAATTAGTTCAAGACATAATGAAAGCTAATCCTAAGATGGATTTAGAGGAGGCTTATGCAAAATCAATTGAAATTACATCACAAAAAGCAGGTAAATCTTTACAGGAACAAAGAAACGAATATTCAGATAAATTAGTTGATTTATATGTAAAAGAAGAGGGACTTGAAGTTGAAGAAGCAACAAATAGAGCGAATAAAAAAGCACTAGAAAGATTCCCTAATCCAGATGAAGAAAAAACAATATCAAGTGTAGTCACAATCACAGGCAAGAACGATCCTGCCTACGACAAATTACAACCAGGTGAACAATATATCTTCGAAGGTACCACCTATACAAAAAAAGGATAAAATCTCATGGCCGTTAATCCTTTCGGAGATGACCCAGTAGATCTAAATGTTAATCCTTTCGGGGATAAACCTCTTGATGATATAGAAGAGCAAGACAAAGATAAGTCCCCCGGATTTTTCAAAGGGTTTTTTGCAGGGATAGCATCAGGTGTTTTAAAGGTGCCAGAAGGCTTTGTTTCTCTTGGAGCAGAGTTAGTTGATCTAGGATTAGACACAGATACAGCTGTGGGCGTTGAAGAATTTTTTGATAAAATAAATCCTTTTGAAGAAGTGGCAGAAAAAACTGTTGCAGGTAAAATAACTGAGGGGCTTATTCAATTAGGTATACCAGGAGTTGCAGGTTACAAAGTGGGAACACGTCTTGCTAGAAAAGCAATAGACGCAAAGAAAGCTGGTAAATATACAGACAAACAAATTGCAAAAAAAGTTAGAGCAAGCAGAACAAGAGAAGATATAGATCAAGTCACAGGTAAAGCGGATCTTGGTAGAAAATTTAAAATAGGTGGAGCAGGATTACTAGGATCAACTTTAGGCGAGGGTATAGCATATACAGATGACTTTGGAACTATTGGTGATGTTCTTGGTGGCCCAACAGCCACAGACCAAAGAGAAGGTGCCGAGGGTAGAGAAGAAGCATTTAGAAGATTTACTAATCGTTTTAAGTTTGCAGTAGAGAGTGGTGCTCTCGGTGCAGGTCTAGGCACAATAATCACAGGAACATCGAAGGCACTAAAAGCCTCTCCTCTCGCTAGAGAGTTTGATAAAAGTCCTTTACAAAGTGTGATAGGAAAAGCGTTAAATAAATTAACTCCCAACAGTGTATTAGGTAAAAGAGCTTTTAATATTTTAAAAGATGGCGATCAAATCGCTACGACCTTTGCCTTAAAGTCACAATTTTTTGTAGATAACTTAGCAAAGAGTGCAGAAAATATTTCTAAACAAGCACTTAAAAACGCAGGCGGTCAAAAAGAACAGGTGTTTAATCAGTTTCAAAAACTCGTAAATGACAGGCTAACTGACTTCGGTGATTTTAAAAAACCAAATTTTGTTTTTGATGGTAAAGGAGATATTTTAACAAACGTGCCTCCTGAGGCTGCGTACTCTACACCTAAAGTAAAAACAAAAGTTACTAGAACAGGGAAGGAAATAGAAGTAAACAATCCTGCCTATCAAAAGAGAGAGCGACTACACGATTTTATGAAAAATACTTTAAAAGCATCTGATGATGACATAGCTCAGTTTGAAAACTCATTACTAAACGCAAGATATCAGATAGATCTAAACTCTTTAACTTTAGACAAACAACTATTACAACCTTTAATTAAAGAAGCCAGAGCAACTTTAAAATTAAAAACTTTAACAGATGACGAAGAAAAGATAGCTAAAACAGTTTTAGAAAATGCAGCGAAGTTAAGTGAAACTTTTAATAGTCAATTAGGAAAATATGTTAATAGAGAGTACAAGTTATTTAAAAAGGACAAAGGAATTATAAAAAAATTATTTTCTGATGATCAGTTTAGACCAACACAAGAAGTTATTAATAGAGCACAGAGAGTCTTTACCAAAGCTCTAACTAACGCCTATAGAAATAGCAGAGTAACTAGAGCGGAGGCCACAGAAGCAGTGGAGCGAAGAGCGGCACAAAAGCAAACAAAACCTATGACTGAAAGGAGAGATCCTTTAATTGAAAGAACAAGAAAAATAGAAAAACAAAAAGCTATTGAAAAAGAGATTCTTGAAAAAACAAAAAATTTTGAAGAAAATATTGCACCTCAAAAAGCTGTAGATGCAGTTAGATTGATTATAAAAACTAAAGGTAAAACTTTATTTGAAGAGTCAGTGGCAGGACCCATAGGAAACTTTAGAAAATTTTTAAAAAGTGTAGACAACAAATTGGAGGTTGACGAAGACATATTTAAAAAAAGAACTGTAAAATCAAAAGCGATAAGAGAGTTATTAGGTGAGGTTGAAGACCCCTTCTTTAATATCGCTAATACAAACGCAAAACAATCTGAGATAATGGCTCAGTTAGCGACACATAATAAATTGTTTCAAGATAGTTTAAAGCCTAGTGTCATACCGGGAATGGGTAGAGGGGTAAAAAGCACTTTGTTCTTTGATTCAACCGCTGACGCTGAGAAAGCCATAAGAAATTTACCAGAGTACAAAGACATAAACATAGGACAAAATAAATTAGGGGAGGAGATTGTTCAAATTGAAACTACCAATGGTAATTTAGTTCCTAGTGTTTTAGAGGGCAAATACACATTTAAAGCTGTAGCAGAGGCTATTACTAATACAGATAAAATGATAGCCGATAACACTTTAAATAATCTATACAAGTGGATGGTTTTAGTGCCTAAAAGTATATCTCAACAAGCCAAAACTATTTACTCTCCGTTTACTCACGTTCGAAACGTAATATCTGCTGCTTTATTTACCACGATGAATGGTAACATTCTTTTTCAAAACCCTGCAAAAACAGCTAGATTATTTAAAAGATCACTGAAAGATATAACAGGTAATGATGTAGAATCGCAAACTAGAAGATTAAGAAATCAAAGACTAGGTATTAACGGCACCAACCCTATCGCAGGGGACATAGACGCTTTAGCAAAAGAGGTGGGCACTGATTTTTACACAGGTAACTTCAATGGAGCTATGAATACTTTATTGGGGAGAACAAGTAAATTAGCAGAAAAAGCAAGAAGAGCATATTTAGCTGAAGATAATTTATGGAAAAATTTTAACTTTGAAGCAGAGTTAGAGTCTTTAAAACAAAACTTTAAAGTTCTAGGTATCAACTCAAAGAATATTTTTGATCCTAAAAATATGCAGGCATATAGTAAATTACTTGGTAGAAAAGTAACCAGAAACGATCCTATCTTTGATCGAGTGGTGGACATAAGCACCGATGGTAGATTTGTAACTCTAGGCAATCAAGGCGTTAGACTAGAGGGGGACAAGCTGTTAGAGACTTTCTACGAAAATATGGCTGCACAAATTACAAAACACAATATCCCTAACTATGAGTATGTGGGGGAATTTATTAAAACACTTAGAAGATTACCTCTTGGTACGTTTGTTGCTTTCCCTGCCGAGATTATTAGAACAGGTTTCAACACAATACAAAGAGGACTCAGAGAACTACAAGTAGAGGGTTTTAAACAAACAGGACTTAGAAGATTAACAGGTGTCGCTACAACAGCAGCAGTTGTCCCAGCAGGGCTTGTAGAATTTGGTAAAGCCTTGGCAGGTATGACTAATGATGACATGAGAGCACTTAGAACTTTTGTTCCTTCATGGTCAGTAAACGGATTGTTGATGCCTCTTGATAGAGATGAAAAAACAGGCAAGGTAAAATATGTAGATTTAAGTTATATCTTCCCTTACGACACATTAGTTAGACCAGTCAATACAATTTTAAACGAAGCATCTAAGGGACAAGAGACAGGAGAGAGTTTAAATAAATATTTATTAGATGCAGGTGCCACGAGTTTTTATGAGTTGGCAAAACCATTTATATCTGAATCTATTTTCTTCGAGGCTTTTGCAGATATCGTTGCACGAAACGGCAGGTCAAGAGATGGTCGTCAGATATTTAGACCGGGAGATTCCACAGGAGAAAAGATTTATAAAGGAGGTATGCATGTTGTTGAAACATTTATGCCCGGCTCTGTCAATCAGGTGAAAAGATTGTTTCAAGCAGGTGCGTTAGGCAACGAAAAAATACCTGACAGATATGGACAGACATATAATTTATTAGATGAGGCAGGGGGTATCTTCGGATTTAGAGCAATAGAACTTGATCCATTAGATGCAATGCCGTTTATCATAACAGATTTCAATAAGAGAAACGACAGTGCCAGAGCGTCCTTTGTTGGTGATGTGTTGAAAGGGGGACTTGTTTCTCCTGCTGAAATTGTAGATCAATATCTCAAAGCAGAAAGAGTAAGATTTCAAAACTTTAAACAGATGCATAACGCATATAAAGATGCTTTACAGTTAGGGGCAAATAGATCTGATCTCGTGAAAGAAATGAAAAGAATTACAAGACGAGAGAGAGCGGCTATCATACGGGGAAACTACTTACCTTATCTACCGGGAGACGGTATTCGTCGAGCGTTTAATAGAAACTTTAGAGACTTGGAAGAAGAACTAGGTAGAGAAATACAAAATCCTTTCCCATTAGCTCTTCGTGAAATATTAAAGATAAGAAGAAACAACATGAATGTAGATGTAAACGAAGGCGATTTTGACTCGACCTTTGTCATACCAGAAGGGTTTACAGATAAAGAAATCACCCCTACCGCACCACCGACCACGACCAAACCGATAAGCACTAGCACGGGAGGTAGGATAATTACAGCAGAACCAACACTAAATCTTGATTCCGCTTTAGTAAGAGATATAATAGGTGACGATACAATATTGGAAGAGATAGTTAGACAAAGGAATACATAATGGCAAACGGACCACCAGGATTAGAAGAGAGTAGAAGAGAGACACCAATAGGACCTCCATCAAAAGGTATTGAACAAATATCCAGAGAGTTAGACATAGCTCGTGCTAGAAGCGAATTTTTTCCTGGAAGAGATGATGTATCTGATGAAAGAGCGTTTAAAAGAATGCAACAAGCTGATGAACTTCAGCGATTTAAAAACTTATACACAAAACCTGTTAAAGGTTCCTCAAATCTATTACAAATGAAAGATTCAGCTCTGAGGTTTGACACTGATTCATCAAGTCCTACATTTGGTCAGTACGTTCGAACCACTGTTGCAGATAAAGCTGGTGAACTTGCAAATAAATATGGACCTACGCTTGGTGAAATAGCAGGAGACTTTACTCGTGCTGTTGGTGACACTTTAGGAAGCGTAGCTGAGGGATTTTTAAGTGGTAAAGTTGGAATTATGGCTGGAATAAAAGCCGTGGGAGACTATGCAAAAAATAAAGTTAATGATGGCTACAATAAATTAAATGATGTGCAAAAGGAAATATATGATAACCCAGATAAACACCCTCTAACTTCTAAAAATTTACCTGCAATTAATGTAATAAATAATAATGAAAGATTAGCTCTCGAGGCACAAAAAGATTCTGCAAGTCTAGGTTTAGAACTAGATACTTTACTTGAACAAAACGAAAAAGCTAGACAAGAGGCTTTTTTAAGAGCTCCAGGAGCAGGCTACCAAGCAGGAGTAGGCTTAACAGCTTTACCAACTCCTGAAATTAGTATTGATTTTCCCACCAGAGATCCTGTTTTTCCAGCTGAACAAATTAAACAATCCGCTCTAGATAGATTTAGTCCTGAGTATTTAGAACAACAAAAAGCATTATTAGATGAATTAAATATATCCCCACAGGTTGCAGAATTATTAGACCCTAACGCACCGGGGGGAAGAGAACAACAATTTCGTATAGACCCTCAAGACCAAGATGAAGGAGGAACCCAAGTTACTGCTTTCAACAACCCTGTAAACTTAACGGATGTAGGACAAGCAGGGACCACAGGAGAAACGTATGGTAATAACTTCGCAGTATTTCCTAATGCTGAGACAGGAATATTAGCAGCTAAGAGGGATTTAGCTCTTAAAACAGATAGATACGATGGGAGTGTTGACAAAATCATAGGAGAGTTTTCTCCTCGTGAAGATAACCCAGATTCATTTGACAACTACGTAAACTTTGTAAAGCAGGGAGTGGGAGATAGAGTTGATCCAGGAGAAGAGGATGAACTATTAAAAAGAGTTATTCAATTTGAAAACAAACCAGATATCGCACAACAATACTTAGCGTTGGTCGCAGAGGGTGGACTGATGGATAAGAAAATGTATGGTGGAATCATCGCTTCAAAAGGATAATGAAACGCATACCAAGAAAATCTGGACAACCTAGAAAGTCTAAGTTACACTCCGATCTCTATACAGATGAGAATCCAAAAGGAACAATCAAAGGGCTTGGCTTTAAAAATGAAACATCGGCTAGAAAGAGCGTGTCTAAAATTCGTGGAAGCGGTAGAACACACGCTCATAAGACTCAAGCTGCTATCGCTATGGAGCAGAGAGCTAGGGTTGCAGGTAAAACTAAAGCTGCAGGAGTGTACAGGAAGTTCATCGAAGCGCAAAAAAAGAAAACGAAAGCAAAACAAAGACGAGCATGAAAAGCACTGGGGCATAGGAGGTTTCTAATGATAAAAATTACAGACGCATTGAAGGCACGGGTACAGGACCATGAAGGTCTAAGGACATCCGTTTATCTCGACACATTGGGCAAAAAAACTGTGGGCATAGGCCACCTCGTACAGGACCACGAACTTGAAAGGTTTGCCGAAGGA